TGTGAATGCTGGGCCATAGGACTGTATCCTCAATCTTCTTGTTCCAATGACCGAAGAACCCGAAGATATCATTGAGGATGATCACCGTCTCGATAGAAATCTCTCGACGAAGATACTGTTTCAACAGATAGGGATGTTGTCCATTCTTTACAATAACATTATCGTTGAAATTTGTACATAGTTTTTTCATATCCTGTTCAAAGATATAAGACAGAGACTGTTGTCTCCGCACCCATTCGTTGTACACTTTCTCAGAGTCATCGCTGAACAGATCGCCTATCCATTTGAGATCGCCGTCTACGAAGTTGGCGACCAGATACTTGAGTGGATCTTTGTGCTTCGACAACTTGTAGAACTGATACTTGTCCTTACGTACATCGAAACTGGCAGGACGAGCGCCTACCTTGCCGTTGTACTTGACGTAGTCGTAGCTGTCTGTAGTGAAGTGATTTTTAAGGGCGAGAAAGGTGGTGTAGCTCTCGAAAGGAGTCATACAGGTAGCTTTGCCCTCTTCGGAAGAAAGTTGAGTTCTTCTGCTTCGTCTTGAAGCTTGGCCTTGATTCGAAGGTTGCTACGAATGATACCTGCAGCAGCCTCGAGTTCGATGTTATTCTTTTCACAGTAGTGGACGACGGCATCCATATAGTCCAGATTGTACCTCGTCACGAGATTCTCGATCTCTTTAATAAACTTTTCAGAAGTCAACGCTTTACCAGAAATGACGTCGTCCACCATATGATCATCCTCTATAAAATATATGTGCTCCGATTTGAGCAACACGTGTCAATCCCCAATTAGGGTTTACATAATTAGCATGATAGAATTTTGCGCCTCTCGTAACGTCTCTCGTATTTCCAAGATAGACATCTTCGGCTGCCTTTCGAGCTGCTGCGAACATTTGCATGTCACGAACGCGCTTCTTGCCTTCACACACCCAAGAAAACTGGCATACGCCTCTTGTTTTCTGATGAACGACACCACAGGCCGTTTTAGGGAACCGCGAGTCTTTGACTCGGTTCATAACCACGTGTGTGACGGCTAACTTACCTTTTTGTGATTGATTGCCTGCTTCGAAGTATGCATTCTCTGCCAGACATTGGATTTGGCGTTTGTCGTTAGCGCTGAGGTAAACAGGCTTTTTAACGACCACCGGTTTTTCGATTACTTTGACTTCCGGAACTCGGACGATTACTGGCTTGGGTTCTGGCATCAACATGCTAAACAGTATTACTACCATAGCACCGATTGCAAAACCTTCTGCCCATCTGAGATATGGGAAGCCTTCGATCTTATCGAAGATTTGCATTTGTACCTCTTAGTCGAATGACTTTGGCCAACAGAGACTACTGTGCCGGGCATCTCAGCCCTATAGATGTCTGTCGCTATGAGAAGATACAAAATAGAATAACGAAGGTATCTTCCATCCATTTCCCTCTTACTGGAAATGCAAAATCATTATGGTTTCGTCTGTGACCTAACGGTCGCTTTCTAGCCTTCTGACTTGAAGCTTGTTGTAAGAGTCAATGGAGGTGCCAACCTCCGTTGCGATGTTTTATTTATGCTATGGCCAGTTGTTTTTCTGGCGACTCGTAGCACAAATCTAACACCTTGTAGTAAGTTGCCGGATTCTGTTTCGAGGCTCCGGCGGGCCCAATGCTAGCCTCAAGCGGCTAGAGCAAAGGCAACGTCATTATCGTTTGCATTTACGTTTAGTGGCAACTTTGCCAAGCAATCAGTCTCGAACCGCCTTATTCTGCGTGCATCGATTCCCAGTAACACCCCCATCAACTACCTTGAGTTATCGTCTTTCACAACCCGTACGTAGAGGATACTCGTCTTTCCCCTCAAGGTAGATGGTGGAGGTGGGGGGATTCGAACCCCCGTCTACTCCGCTTTTATTGTTGATTGTCATCAACTGATATTCTATATATACCCCAACGCGATTTAATTGTACACCCTGTTTATCGCAGTTTGTAGCCTAATTTCGCTTCGAGTTCTTCGAGCTTCATGGTCTCGACTTGTGACTTCGGTGTAACGTTGTCTACGATGTACACTGCCACGTTGCCGCTCTCGAAGTATGCTACCTTGTACAGGAAATCTGGAACAGGAACTTTGGCCTTACCGATAGTCTTTGGATTCGGAGGGTAATGTGCACCTGTTACAACCCACTTGAAAGGAACCGAACGAACGCGCTCTTCGAGGTTCTTCCATGCAATACGGTTGACAGACGGCAACTGCGGTGTCATGTTCGTCATCAAGAACGTGTCTGACATCTCTACTGGATCGTCTGCGTTGGCTGCTGGGACCATGTGGCCACGATCGTATCCAGAGTTGGTGTAGTCCTCAGGAACAGGAGTATCGGCGATACGCTTGTCACCTCTGAAGTCATCCTTACGTGCAACCTTGACTGCTCTTTCTTGAGCTACTTCGGTAGAGAATACGTTGGCATTGTTGGCATCGTCGTACACGATTGCATAGAACGAGTTACATAGGACCTTCGTATTTGGTACTACGATTTCCTTGCCGTTCGGAAAGAACTGATCACAAGGAGATGCAAAGGCAGTAGTAGGTAGCGCCAGAAGTAAAGCGGCAAGAATCTTTTTCATGTATTTTCCTTAATTGCAGGTAGTTTCCCAATAGACATAGCGTTCGCCGCGGCGCCATTCGACGACTTGCTCGCGGACACAGTAGCGTCTATCGTATCTATAATCGGGAGGGTAATAGCGGTTATCGTAGTCGCGTTCACGGTCGTAGTCAGGATTACGACGGGATTCACGATCGCTGGAAGAAAGAGCACCTACAACGATACCACCGATGATCGCTCCGCAAAGCCATCCACAACCACCGCCTCTACGTTCAGATCGTTCATGATGTTGTCCACGTTCACGTGCTTCTGCAGTGACAGGTGCAGTGACCATCGTCAGAGCTGCAGCTGCAAGGAGTACATTCTTAATCATCATAATTTCTCCTATCAAACATGTAACCCGTATCAGCAAACATCAATCGTTTGCGTGGATCGCCAGGTGTGATGCACCTGACCAGTCTTAAGGCTTCTTTGTAATCAGTAGTGTTGAAGCAGACCGGGAAGACATCGGGATCAAATCCTTCGTCTTCCAGATCTAACATCATAGCCACAAAATAAGTACCATTTTCTTCTTCCATGTACTTATTTATTAGTGGAAGATTTTACCTTTACATAGCTAATAGCATCGTAGCCGTCATAACCACCAGCCCATTTACTACGTTCTTGTTCCTTGAACCCGATCTTATCACCGTGTTCTTTGAAATAAGCTCGAGCAGCAGAACCGATATCCCATTCACTTTCAGCTTGGATCTCAAACTTATCTGAGTACCACCGCTTCTCGAAAGTTACCTTATAGGTCTTGAGCTTCTTTGCTTTCTTGAGATGACTTTTGATAGCATCCTTGGCATGCAGCTGATTAATCAGACTCTTGAACTCGCGATCACCGCAATCAGCCAAAGGACCCCAAGACTCCACTGAACGATTCTTTACTTCAATCATACATTCACCTTATAAGTCTTGAGAATATGCAGACGATCTTGCATTAACATATGCAGAAGAGCACCCATATTATCGTACTCTCGCTGATATTCTCCGGCTTTCCGCAATCGGAAGAACCCACGATAGAGCTCCCCGATTGCGGTTTCGATTTCAGCTTCGATCTTTTCAATCTCAGGCTGCATCGGCAAACTCCACTGCAGTTTCCAACGCCTTGGTCTTGAGGTTCTTGTTAGCACCGTACCAAGCCGAGGTGAGACGATTGTCAGCGTTACGACCGATGATGTGATCAGTCATGAAAGTGACGGCGTTGAAAGCCTGCCACCAGCTACCTTCGCCGTATTCGGCACCAGGCTGCTGGTCCATGATTTCGAGAGCGATACCAGCATTCTTGCTGAGCTGCTTCTTATCACCAGAAACGGGGAAGACGCGCTTGAAGTAGTCGACGATCGACTCGTCGCTGTAGCGCTTCGAACCGAGGTACTGAGCCATTTCCTTGTAGGTAGCCAACTTTTCCTTGGCAACGCCGAGCGTTTCCTTGACGAGATCACCGTCGAACTCACGACGATGGCTGACCTTGACGATCTTGCTCGACTGGCTGTTGAGCGAGAGAGTCAGAGTGTTGTTGCAAACTACGCGGATCGGAGTGAAACGAACGTCGATCGACCAACCGTACTTGTGAGGATTGGTAAACAGCAGATAGGATTCTACCGTGTCACCCTTGAAAAGCTCGAAGCTTTCCTTGACCTTCGCGAGGCCCCAAACGAGCTGACCGTCACGGAGCGAACCAGCGGTGTGCATTTCCATCTCGCCAGCTGCGACGAAATCGTTGAAGAACTCGAAGGCTGCTTCGTTCTGGTTCGGAACCCAATCGTTAGTGATAACGTCCAGAACCTTGTTGTCGATGTCACGGACCAGAGCCGAGTGACCGATATCGACCTGCTTACCACCGATCTCGGCGAAGGCAGGAACGGGGTTGACCTTCCAGTCGAGGCCAGCTGCCTTGAGCATCTGAGCGGGAGTGAGGTCGTTGGGGACTTCGGTGCCGAGGCCATGCCACGGAGTTTCGCCAGCGTAAGCCATCGAAGCCTTACCGTCGAGGAATTCAATCATATGTGCCATAATAAAGTATCCTTCTCAATTTGGGTATAACCATTCTACTGCAGAATGGCTTATTTGTACATGCTAAAATCAGTTAGGAGTGACAATCCACAGCGCTGCGAACAGCAGAGGAAAACCAATAATGAATGCGATGCCACCGAGGATCTCGTTGCGGAACTGTTCCGGAGTCATGGTAGCCTTCATTTCGCGAATAACCTGAGTGATCATGTTTGCTTCCTTCTTCATTATAGGTTCACCTTACATTGTTTTTAAAATAATGTACACCCTATTTTTCGATAAAATCGCAAACCATCTGAAAAAAATCATCTTCAGAGTTGACAGCCATGACCATCAGGAGATCTCGAACGTCCTCAGTCAGACCGTTCTTGGCAAAGAAGTCAGCAACCGCAGCTTCGACCGTGGCTCGACCGAAGTACTCGATAGTAGCAGAGTCAGTCATGCGACCTCCATAAACTCGATCATGATACCGATGATCTTTTCGAAGTCATCATCCGGATGCAGCATATAGTCTGCAGAGATGTCGTAGTACAGGTCAGTGACAAGCTGCATGGTTTCAGTACCATGAGTTCCACCAAGAGCTTCATAGATGAAATCGAAGGGATCATCTTGAGCGAGGATATATTGAAAAGCGCTAGTCATTCTTACATCTCCATCTGACGTTCGTAGGCGTAACGCTCGGCAAGAGCGTCGTAGTTGGTGCAGTCGCGGAAGATCACCTTGAACTTCATCATCGCCAGAGCAGTGTCAGCGAGAGGAACGATCGAGTACTTCGACGGCGACTTTTCGTTGTAGTACTGAACGTAGATCCAGTCGATCAAGTCGCCAGCAGCGTTCCAATCCTTCGTGATCTTGACAACTTCACCATGAATGGTGCCAGCAGCAGATTCGTAGCGAACGCGATCACCGATCAGGATAGTCTTCGGAGCAGTCATGTTTTCGTCCTTCTTCATTATAGGTTCACCTTATATTGTTTTCGAAATAATGTAAACCCCTTTTGTCAAAAAAAATGCGACCGAAGTCGCATTTTCTTATCCGTACATCTGATGGTAAGATCGAACCAGATCAGCGGCTTTCTCAAGGTATCGTTGAGGTCGTTCAACGAATACCTGTGCTTCGAGAGAATCGTCTACACCGATGATGATGACGATGTCCTTGACAGCGATGCCTGTCATCTCCCATAGCATGTAAGAGTAGAGACTTGCCTGAAGGAAGTAACCTTCGATCCATTCCTTTCGCTTCAGCTTGGACGATGTCTTGTAGTCGATGATGGACAGTCGGCCGTCGTAGTCGGCAATGAGGTCGCATGTACCTGCTACCTTCAGATGATCAGAGAACAGAGTGCACTCAGTAGCTCGGATCATGTCAACCTTCTCGTCGAGGATCATCTTGATCTGACGGAAGATCATGTTGTTATGAGGCATCGACGTGTCGATCTCGTTGCCGAGCACATAGTTCTCACACATGGTATGGACGTTGGTCCCGCGAGTGGCTGCTCGAGCCGAGACCCGAGCAGCTTCTTCCTCCCCGACTCTTTTCTTCCATGCCTCGAGAGCAGACTTATCAGTCATCTTTCCGAGGACGGCAGTTACTGAAGGGTATCGGTTTCCTTCAGGTGTCTCATAGAGACGTGTCGGTCCATCGATCCGCTGCAGAGCAGCAAAGTCGAGGAACTCGTGTTCGAATTGTTTACGGTTGAAGTCCGAGGTTTTGGCGAGCAATGATATATTCCTTCACAAGTTTACTACGCACGATATCTTTTTCTAGGAAATCAATATACACGAAGTCTGATAATTTTGACACCACTTTCATAAATTCTTTTAGACCATTTTTCTCTTGGTCCTTGGTCAGATCCGACTGACGGAAGTCACCGCAGAAGATCACGCGACAGTTCTTGCCGATACGAGTGATGACTGAGTCCAATTCATGGAAAGTCATGTTGTTGATCTCGTCTACGATGATGTAGCAGTTGTTCATGGTGATACCGCGAACGAACGAGGTCGACATAAACTCTACCGCGTTCTTCTGCTTGAGGATATCGTAGGCATCTCCACGGCTAAACAGCTCGTTACAGATTGCCTGATATGGAGCTTCGTAGACCTTCATCTTCTCCTTCTGAGATCCAGGCAAGAAACCCATATCGCGAGTAGGAACCACTGACCTGACGATATAGATCATTTCTTGATCAGACTCTCCAGACATGAGATCTTCGAGAGCGAGGTACATCGACAAGAATGTCTTACCAGTACCGGCCATGCCATGAAGCATGAGATGCTTACCTTCACGAAACGCTTCGAATGTCAGGCGTTGATTTTCAGTAAGCGGTTTAACAGTTTTAATATCGAAGTTCTGTGTTCGAATGGCGATCTTCGATTTGAGTAGATCTTCTTCTCCGTTCTGCTTCAGGATTCTCTTCTGTCTTTTTGTGAGTCTGTGTGATTCCACGAGTTATCCTTATTTTTTATTACGGGCTTTGTTGACCGCCTCTCGAACCTTGGTAGCCTTGATGCCCTTATCACCATGCTGCTGCCCGAGAGGAGAGTGTGGGTTGGCATTGCCGATTCTATTTAGTAGGTCGTTGAAACCACTATCGGTCTTGTGCGTGATACCTGAGATACCAGATATGATGTTCGGAGCTCCGATGATCTCTTCGAATTCAGGATTATCTTCGAGGAATGCTTTCTTCTCATCGTAAGTAAAGTATTCCTCGAAGGTCTCTCCGGATTCTTTTATTCTAAATTCATAAAGTGGCATTTAAAAGTCTTCGTCGTCTATCAAATCAAGTAGTGCGCTCTTTGCTTTCGATCGAAGGGCAGATTTCAACCTCTTTTCTTTGAGGTGTTCACGACGATCGTAGTTCTCTTCGATCATGTCATACTGTTCTTCATTATACTTGCGGAAACGCTTGACTGAGTGGCTCATGCTGGAATTAGTCCCGGAAAAGCTTCGTTGATGGTGGCGACATCCAGTCCCTCGACTTTCTTGTCCTTGACGGCGATCAGAAGTTCGGCGTCTCCAGGATGAATCGATTCGAGAAGACCGATGAAGAGGTTCTCACGCTGGTGCTTCTTCAAGTCTGGTCGATTGCCATAGAGGTACATCGGCAGAGTTCGAATGGCATCATGATACAGTCTACCTTCAGTATCAAGCACTTCAGAAGGCTTGTACGGAGGTGCACCTTCGGGCAACCACCATCCTACGTTGGGATGAAACGCCAACTCAAGGATGTACGTGAGAGTTTCACTGTGATGCTTACGAAGGATTTCTACCTTTTCCTGCTTTGTCTTTGCAGACTTGACAAGGTTGAGGATTTCAGAGATTGCGAGTGTTCTTTGCATGTTTAAAACTCATTAATGCTTTCGAGGAGGATTTTGAGGCGGCGCTCGATGAAGTAGTTAAAGAGCTTATCACGGCCCTTACCCTTCTGTTCTTCGAACTGAGCGAGCACCTCTTTCTTGATATCAGCAGGAATAAAGTTCAGATCGACGAGCTGCTGGTTGCGTAGGTAGCCACGCAGCATCTTCTCGTCGCAGAAAACCTGAGGATCTTGTTCGAGCCAAAGATCTAGCTTCTTCTGACTGATGGGCTTTTGACGACTGCCTACGACGAAGGTGTCATCGGCAGACAGGAAGTTAGGAACACCGTCGCCAGTATCGCCACGCATGATGTGTTCCTTGATGAACCGGTCAGGATCATTCGTTTTACGCCACTTCTTCTGTACAGGATCGAACTGCTGAACGTTCATGTAACGCTGCAGTTGCACGAAGTCTTTGTCACCAGAGAGAATGAGGATCTGCTCGTTGGTGTCGCCGTGTTCCTGTACGATCGTGCCAATGATATCGTCGGCTTCAGCTCCGTCGACATGGATAACACGATACGGGAAGTGTTCTTTGAGTTCTTCGCGAACCTTGTTGAGAGTCTCGAACACAACGGTCCAGTTGATCTCAGACTTTTCGCGGTTCTTGCGGCGGTTCGCCTTGTAGTAAGGGAACACTTGCCTACGCCAGTTATGACCAGCATCAGCAGCGATGATCATTTCACCGAACTGAGCCTTGAACTTGACGTTGTATGCCCTGATGGAATTCAGGATCATATGACGGAGCAGATCTTCTTCGAGCTCTGCGTTGGTGTGGTTTCCAAGCTGAACCATCAGGTTGGAGATCATGACCTGCGAGAGGTCCATAATAATCATTTCAGTTTCTCACTCTTCTTCTGGTAAGGTGTAGGTGTACGCGATTGTACTGTCTTCATTATAACTAAACTCGAATATATTGTCAACCATTTTGTGAAACGGGTGCTCTAAATTATACTGCCGATGTAGAAGCGACTTAGTCGATTCCATGATCATCGCCACATCTTTCACATATTTATCGTCGTTGATGTCTACACCGTAGGCGCCGAACATGTGAATGATTTCAGGAATCATATCGTTTAGAACCATGTTGACATGATCTTTACGAGTCTGAGTAACCTTATCGAGTATCTCTTCCATGTTCTGAGGAGCAGAGTCTCTCTTCATACCTGGAAACAAGATTACGTTGTCTGTCATTTAATGACCCTTAGTAGGATTGTCTGTTCATTGATTCGGCCGTTAGGCTTGGATTCAGTCGTCTTCAAGTCCGTCATAAAAGTCCTTAGCGCGACTTTTCCTGCGGAGAGAAGCGACTGCAGAGAGATATCTGGCTTTCGCAACGCTTTGCTCGACGAGGTTTCTGCGTCGAACCCGATCAGAGTCGTACCCTTCACTTGAATGCCGCTCGGGCCGATAGCATCGTATCGCGACAGTTTCTTGTACTTGGTATTGTAAGTCCATAGTTGTTTGCATCCTACAACCTCGGCCGGATGGACCGACACGATCTTCAGCGAAGGTTCTTCCTTCTGATATTTAAGGTTCTTGACCTGATCGACTGCCGACTTGACCTTCTTCTCGCGAGGCTTGCGGACCTTGACAGCTTTCTTGTTGTTGAGGTAGCGATCGATGTCACCGAAGAACTCGCTCCAGAAATTGATCCAGAATTTCTGGCGCTTGCCAAAAGCTTCCTTCACCTGCTCGTCGTTAGACATGATCTCGTCATACTGAGGACGGTAGTAGTCAGCTACGATGTTGAGGATCTGAGGATTCAGTTCGTTAGCTTGGCAGAAGGAGTACATCGAGAACGTCTTGCCATCCATGACAAGGTCGAGTTCTTCTTCGAGGCTCGTGATGATGTGCTTTGCCTTATCACGAACACGAGCTTGAATGTCTACGACTGGCTTTGGAGCTTCTTCGACTACTTCGTCGACGATCTTCTTGCCAGCATCGATCAACTCTTGAACACCGTTCTTGAAGAAGTCGATGTTGTTCTGAGGCAACTCGTTGCCGTTGAGAAGGATGCGAGCCACGTTGCCGAGAGTCTTCGCGATCTTCCACTTCGGCAGCTTACGAACCAGAGCGATGTCGTTCTTGGTATAGTTCTTCTTCATGTATGTGAAGAACCACTCACGTGACTGATCATCAGTCGCCATGTAGTTGTACCAGTTCAGAGCATCGCTCAGGCTCGTGATGACGATAGGTTCAGGACCATAAGCTTTGTCATCGATCGACTTGATCTGCGAGCGAGTGATCTGCTTTGGCTTGGGCTTAACCTTGATGGCCATTAGTTCCTCTGTAGTTTCGTTGTCATAATATTTAACCTACTACAGTTTTGATAATTTGTACACCCCCTTTTTTAGAGGTCGATCTTATAGTTGAACAGCGGACCGCTCTTTGGCGTGTACTGCTCTGCATTCGGTTCCCAACCAGGAGTGCCGACCGTAGGTTCCCATACCTTGTCAACATGTTCCTTCTTGACGTATGACCACTTACGAGGAGTTTCCATGACTCCTTCGTAGCCGTGCTCGAGTAGCTTGACGTGAATAGCATCGTGTTCGTACATCTCTACGTCGTCGAAGACGAAGACTGCACCAGGATCAGTACGATCAAGGAAGAACGAGATCTCAGCATCGAGAGCTTCAAGAGTATGAGGACCATCGAAGTGGACTACGCTGTACTTGTTTACGATGCTCTTATGCTCTGCATAGACAGGAACACCGTCTGCGTAGCGAGTAAAGAACTCAGTGTCTTCGAGGTTGAACATGTAGAAGTTGACGTTGTTCTGACGACAGTACAGGTACATGTTGATCAGACAGATATCACGCATCTCGTTGGTATAGTCGCAACGACCTTCCTTGAAGATCTCGTCACGATAATACTCGATATTGCCATACGGATCGATGCCGAAGACTGGCTTATCAGGAACTTGTCCTGTCTCGATCAGACCATCGATGATGAACTTCAATCCACCACCAAGACGAACACCAATCTCGACTGCTGCGCCTTCTACACCCTTCGAACGGCGGGCTGCATCTTCGAGAACTTCATAGTTACCGCTGTCGGTCCCAAACTGAGGAGCGATATCGTGAATTGAAATCGGTTGATTTGACATTATATAATCCTTACTTCTTTCTGAGATACTTTGCGATCATGTGCATAATGGCTTGATGAACGTCTTCAGCTGCTTCGTATTCCTGAATATCGACATGAAGAGAGATGTCTGCGAGCTGAGCACACTTGTTATCGGGAGAGAAACCAGTCAGAGCAATAGTCTTTACTTTCAAAGACTTAGCCGTCTCGATTGCTTTGACAACGTTCGGTGAGTTGCCGCTCGAAGAGATGGCAACGAGTATATCACCTTCTTGGCCGAGAGACTCGAGTTGAAATGCATAGACATCGTCGTAGCCGATATCGTTAGAGATGGCAGTCATGAGAGGGATGTTTGCTGCCAGAGAAATGACTCGCGGTCTCAATCCACCCTTTCGACACCCCTTCGTATAATCGCATGCCCAGTGCTGGGCGATGGATGCTGAAGCCCCGTTGCCAATTGTGTAAATGTTGTTACGATAGTTCGATAGACTAGTCAACCAGATAAGTTCAGCAGCCTTTTCGAGTTCTTTCATGTCAATAGAATTGAAACCATGAACAATTGTATCAACGTGATTATCCCAAATGTCTTCAGTCAGTGTAGACAACTCTTGCTCCTTCGTGTGCGATTCCTACATCGAGGCATGTACGGTCTGAGAATTCTTGGCGAATCTTACTCTTCGAATCTGTCAGAGCAAGCATGTATCCTCCGCCTCCGGCTCCAAGCAACTTGGCACCGATGGCACCAGCAGACTTGCAACGTTCGTACATATTATCTATCTCATCGTTCGAGATGCCGTCGTCCATCTGCTTCTTGAGTACCCATGCAGAGTCGAGCAATCTACCATACTCGTGTGCTTTGACCGGTTGAGTCGCTTGCATCTCTGCCATGTGTGCCAACTCTCTGATCACGAAAGTCTTGGTTTCGAAGTTGATGTTATCAAGGATCTTGGCTGCATGATGCTCTACGTTGGTAGGGATCAAGATCATATAGTTTTCGATGGAATTGGTATCCATACGCTTGACATCTACTCGTCCTTGACCGAGCTCGTTTGCATACTTGATGTAGTTCATACCACCGAACGCAGAGGCAAACTGATCTTGCATGCCAATCTTCCAACCGCAGAGGTCGATCTCGATATGACATGCAGTCTTAGCTACTCCGTATGGGTTGACGTACTCGTAACCGAGATAGGCAGACAAGGCCTTGACGAGAGCACAAGTAAAGGCAGACGATCCACCAAGACCGTTGCCGATCGTGGGAATGTCTGCGAACGAGGTGATCTCGATGTTGGATTTGATGCCGAAGAACTTGAGAGCGTTCTTCACGATATCGTTCTGAAGGTCGTCGATATCGGTGACACACTCTTGCTTGGAATAGGAGACCTTAATATGGTCGTGAGGAGTGTGCATAACTGCCACGTAGACATACTTGTCGATGGCGGTCGAGACGGTAGCACCGCCCCATGTTGCAAAGTGGGTGGGGATATCGCTACCCCCACCGAAAAAACTAACCCGCAGTGGGGCTTTGGCTAGAATCACGATACTGTTCCTTTAACGAAGCGATGAGACCCTTCCACTTGGGCATAACAGAATCCCAAGAGAAACGAGTATCTGCGTATGCCTTGATGAACGACATCAGGTTGGTCAGGTCGTTGTTCATCATGTTCTCGATAGCATACATCAGGGTGTGTGCGAAGATGTTAGCATGCAGGTTCGGGTTCTCATGATCACCGTCATACTGAACCGTCAGACCGCCTGAAGTATCAGTCAGAGCAGAGAAGTTAGGATGTACTGCCATACAACCAGCAGACATAGCTTCGATTAGAGAACGACATGAAGTTTCAGGCCAAATGCAAGGATATGCAAAGATGTGTGCTCGCTGATAGGCGGCACGAACCGTTTCCTGATCTGCCCAACCATGATAGTTGATCTGCGGATGTTCCTTCATCTTGTCGAAGAGAGGTTTATATGCTTCGTCACGAGCTTCCCAACCAGGACCATAGATGCCGAACGAACTGAATACATCGAGCTCGATGTTAGGATAACGTTCTGCTAGTGCGCAAAATACAGGAACCAGAATCTCCAGTCCGCGATGAGGTGTGGACGTATAGATGAGACGAATCTTGTCCTTTGGCTTGTCAACGAGTGGAATTGGTTCGATACCAGTTTCAATAACTGTCGAATGGTTGCTATATGGAACTCCAAGATAGTCACGATACTGTTGATACTGCCAGTTACTGCTGAAGACCAACTTTTGAAAGCGAGCTCTTGAAGCTGGATCTTTAAGGTGTGCAGCTTCCGGATCAAGGGCGAGATCGTGTAAGTGATAGATCTTAATTCTGTCAGGATCGAGGTCGCGGACGCGAGCAGTGACAATTTGGACACCATCGAGTTCATCACGAGATAGTCGGTGGAAGAGATTTCGAGTGGTGAGTTCTGTTCCACCGTTCGACTCCTTGTTGAGTTCGTTCAATTCAATTAGGTCTTGGTTATTCATACAGGTGTATCCAATAGATATTCAATGTCGGCATCCTTGAAGAACTCTGCATCGTTCAATGCCTTATCGTCGATCCATACATCGTACGAAGGCTTTCCGAGCCGAGCTTCATGGAACTTACAGCCCCATTCATTCAGTTGTTGATGAGTAAGTTCGGTCCAGTCGATTCCCGATCCTGAACCACGGGCTGTCCAATAGATGATGGTATGCCCTTCGTCGTACAGTTTATTTATACGATCGATCCGATGGTGGAAAGGAATGGAAAGATCATAACGATGCTTTCCATCCACTCGCGGAGTGACACAGATAGTCTGGTCAATATCTACCATGTAGATCATGCGTCTAACGATAGCACGCTAAAGCCGATGACAGAGTCGTAACGAAACGAACGCCATCCTTTATTTTCAAGATCCCATACAGCAAGAACTTCTGGGTTTGGAGTCTTCTTCTGTACAGCTTCTTCGAGATCAGTCTGTGCAGGAAGAGCGCTCGGCATCAGAGTGCAGAGCAATTCTCGAACAGTACCATCTTTCTTTGTAAAGATTACCTTTGCAGTTCCAGTCTGAAGTGTGTTCTTCAGATACTCATTCTGCCAAGAACGTTCGTTCTGGTCTGTCGTAGTATTCAATGAGTTTGTCATAACCACCTACTTTTTCTCCGTCAATAATAATGAAAGGCACCGTTCTCACATCGGGGAAAAGTCCCATGAAGTCTTCGCGTGTTAGATCAACACCTATCTTCATCTCTGTATACTGTTGTCCTTTATTTGTAAACAAGTTTTTCGCTTGCACGCAGTACGGACAGTTGTCTTTCGTATAGATGATGATATTACTCATCGCCTGCTACCTTGCTATAGATGCCGTGTGAAATCTTCTTCGGATCACCCCAAAGGCTATTAGCGCGAACACGAATGAAACGCATGTTCGACTGAGTACCAGGAACAGTAACCCACGGGTTCTGACCCTTCTTCCACGCTGCGATCTTGTTCAGAGCCTTTACGACTTCTGGAACATCGCGACGAGCTTCCTTGACACCAGCCACGATACTGCGACGCTGACCCTTCGAAATCTGTGTCTTACGAATTCTCTTCTTACCCATTATCTATCCTCACTTCTTGCTCTTACGTGCACCGCGAGCTTTACGCTTCGATGACCCGATCTTACGACGACCTTTTCTTGGTCGATTCTTTGATGGATGTGGCATTACCTATTTCACCTTTTTTCTCTTAAAGAAATTACCAACTTTAGTAGTAACATACTTACTTATCTTACCAGTTTTAGAGTTGACACTGGTAGTAGATTTGGTTCCAGAAGCTTTCGATTTGAAACTAGTCGACGTCGTTCGACCCTTCTTCGATTCTGTTACAGTACGCCGCATCGAAGAGTTTATTTTCTTGCTTCTTTTCCTAATCATATTATATAACACGTTTCTCAATTAAAGTCAACTGGTTTTCTCTGTCGATATACTTATATTCTACCTTGACAGGTTCCCATTCATTCATGGCTTCGAACACATCTTCGATGTTGAGAGCACTACACGTGTAAACGTCCAGTTGAGCGAGTGCAGGTTCTACTTCATCCCATACATGCAGAGCGATGTGACTCGTTTCGATGATAGTGACCGCGGTCAGACCACGATTGCCGATCATATCTGAATAGACAGAGTAAGGACCCATCAGTATATTCATATCTATCTGTTTCACCAGCTTCTTCATCCAGGCCTCGATGGCAGTGGTGCAGTTTGGTGGATTGTTTAGCTCTGCTCTTACGATGAGATGCTTGTGTTCTAGAATCTTTCCCACTTCATGAATTCTCCTGTGTCTTGAGTAGGTTTTTAACATGACTCGCTTGAATTTTACAAGAGACCCAGGTGTTGTAGTACCTCGGGCTCAAGATGGCATCATGATCAAAAATGTACTTCGTCTCGAAGTAGTTACATTCACCACGCGTTTTACACAGTCTCAGAATGGTTCGACGAAAACTATCCTTACCGTAATAGTCAATGTCTTCCTTCAGAGCAGAAGAAGATCCGTAATAGTCGCCCCAATCGGACTCTACACGGATCTTCTTTCGTTTACCTTTAACGGTCTTGTATCCTGCTTTTGTCAGGTACTTTCGACCTATGTACTTTCTACCATTCACGAGATTCTCGATGAGGTATACGAAGCCGTACCAATCTTCATCTAAAGCGAACTCTTTACCTTCGTATAACCAAGTCATTTAAATCTACCCATAACAAGTGGAAAGATTTATTTATTCATCTTCCTCGTCGTCGAAAAGATCGTCGTCATCGAACTCTAAATCTTCAGCACAGAACGGGCAGTATTCTGGCCGTGCGGTTCCATCGGTAATGATTTTAAATTCTTCCTCGCATGAGGGGCAAGTGGTCCAATCCATTTACTGTAATCCTTCGATCTCTCTGATCGCTCGTTGTAAAGCCTGAATCTCCACACCCATGTCATGAATGCCATGTGCATCCTTGTTCATCAGAAAGACTTCAGCCATATCCCAGCATTTTTCTTCACGGTATCTCAGGTTATCGAGCGCCTCTTGTTCTCTTGTTCTCATAACGTAAATCCTTTGAACGTGTTTTCGTCCACGTCTTTCTTGACTCCACCAATCACATAACTAGTAATCTCTGTTTCTTGAGGAGCAACCTGAACCTCAGAACCTGAGATCCACTTCTGTGTCCACGGCAACGGGTTTGCACCTGGCTTACCGTTCAGACCGATGTTGCCCATTCTCTTGGCAGCAATATGATCTACGTAGTCGCAAAGCAATTGCTCATTCAAACCGATCATCGACCCGTCTTTAAATAGGTAGCGCGCCCACGATTTCTCCTGCTCAACCACACTATAGAACATCGCGATGCAATCCTCGCGTGTCTCATCCTGTATGCGCGCAAAGTCCTCATCTTCTTTTGGAAGAATTTTGAGGAGCTGCTGAGTGCTGGCAAGGTGAACGTTTTCGTCGCGTGCGATGAGTTTAATGATCTTAGCGTTGCCCTCCATCTTCTTAACTTCTGCAAACGCCCAACTGCAGGCGAAACTGACATAGAACCTTACTCCTTCAAGTGCGTTGACTGCATTCAGACACATCCATAGATCA